TTCGCGAAGGATCTTACCTGGGAACACCGGCACCACACGCTGTTAGATCAGATTTACGTATTTGGTAAACAGTATCACCGCATTTTCCGGCTGCTCGGGAAAGTAGATGTTATTGTCACTGATAGCCCAATTATTCTATCGTTAGCATACGATGCGGAGAAGCGAGAGAGCTTAAAGGAACTTGCGCTTACTGAACATCATAAGATGTGCACGTATAACGTGCTCCTCAAGCGAAAGAAGACGTATAACCCAAAAGGTCGAAATCAAACCGAGGCAGAAGCAAAAATACTCGACACTCAGATATATGATCTGTTGTCGGAAAACAAGATCAGATTTGAAGTGGTTGATGGGACGCTGGAGGGAGTTGAGCGTATAGTAAACAACGTTAAGCAGCTTCTTAAATTATGAGACATAAATGGGGCGAATCTTGTTGGCATCCACGAAAATGGGATCTATCTCTCAAGCTCACAAGCTCCTATAGCCAAGAGCGGGACATGCTGGTTGTAGCGTGGTTGCTAGGTACTGCGTATATCCATTTACCCACTAAGCAATGCCGGTGTACGCTGTCGAGTGATGATAACAGCTATGGATTTTATTGTTATCCACGGCTCAGCAACATGACAACTCTCGTCTTCCGGTGGGGCAGGTGGAGCAAGCACATCGAAATGCCGTGGACGTTTAACTGGCATTCGACAGAGGTACTTAGTCACGACTTTGCGAGTGTATATTATGAAGACCGGTTCACGGTAAAAGGTACCGATTGGCTCGAACGTCACAAAAAACAAGAACAAGTAGAGATTACACACTCACAATTATTCGACTACATCTACTTTAAAAAAGACGGTACCGCACAAGAGCGTATCGCTACAGTAACAGTTGAACGCCGAAAATGGTATTTGCGGTGCTGGCCGTGGTATAAAAAAGTTAACACCGCCATTTGGGTAAAGTTTGACCAAGAAGTAGGGGAAGGGTCAGGCTCGTGGAAGGGTGGAGTAACTGGGTCAGGATACGATATATTACCTAACGAAACCCCAGAACAATGCTTGCGAAGAATGGAGCAATTTCGTACATTTGATCGATGAATACGATTTTTGATTACGTTGGAGCGATCTTACACACCAAAGATCGCTCCATATTTACGAGCGTAGATAATGAACAAGGATTCCAACCATTCATGGTTAACCGCTGGATCTCAATGTATTCTCAGGAGATGGCCACCGTTGTTAATGTGACAACGAACAAGTATGCCGCTCTTTTTCATGATAAGCGAGAGCTATTTAACTTCTACGTGTCTATCTATCCCAAGCTTCGCAATAAGCGAATTGCATATATTAAGAAAGCAAAAGCGACGCCCACAAAAGAAACAGACGACGAAATTTTGCGAATGACTGCTTCTGCAATGGAAATTAGTCAACGCGAAGTAGCTATGATGCAGCAAATGAAGAGTTGACATTAGAGTGGTGCATGCATAACTACTTGCATGCCAGTATCAATTGACGCACTACCAGTACAGAAAAGTCTGATCGACCTCGCTGCTTTTCCAAAGAACGCGTTCGACTCCGTATTGTACGGGTTTAAACTTAAACAGATTCTTGACGATGTTCTTCTCGTAAAGTATGCAGATGAGACTTCAGATGGTTCAGCTATCAAGCGTGGTAGTCTTTTCATTCCAAACAATACGGAGAACAAAGCATGGCGAGTAGGAAAGATTCTTCTTGCTGGTTCACAAGCTCGCTATTGTAAAGTTGGAGACTTCGTCATCTTTCCGAATAATCTTGGCGTGCCGATAGCGAATATTGAACTCGAAGGGCATGGTACGCTCGATAAGGGTATCTTTATCAACGAGCAGCGTATCTTTGGTATCTGTAACTCAACTAACGACAATGAGAGTATCGCGAGCATCGTTAACAACACTCCTGCAGCGTAATGTGGTCGAGATTAAATTCATGCGGCGTCGGCCTAAAAAAGGTGCACCGCCGACACGTCGCATGCTTTGTACAAGCGACATGAAGCTTTTAACAAGCCCGCAAGGTCGCATTGCACTAAATTTTCGAGCAGCTTACAAAATGCAGAAGTATGATCTCAATCAAAAAGATCTTGTTCTCGCATGGGATATTTTTATGCAGGATTACCGGTTGATTAGTATGAATGCGTGTGAGTTAATTAGTACGATACCTACTGTTGGATTTTGGAAGTTCTTTAACACGCGCTTAGCGCTGATGACGACACGAACGAAGATAGATTTCATGAACCGATGAATATTAGCACTGAAAGTATTGAGGCGGATATGAGTCAGCTTTTGCAGCAGGAGTTGACTATTGTGTGTAAGAACAAAGTGCTTAAAGAAGGGCGCCTGACGCTATTCGCAATTAAAGATTTCTACCTCAACTTCAAACTTCAGCAGGCTGATAGCACTCGGTTAACTATTTTCGAGTTGCCTTACCCGTTTAAATATCGAAAGACACCTAGCGGTATTCTCATCTCTTATAAAATCGATAATTTTGTCAACTCAGATGCTGAGTTGAAACAGTTGATGCTGTATTACTTCTACAATAAGCCATCCAAATTCTACGATACAGAAATTGTCATCAGTAAAAAACTGTTGAGAAAAACGTAGAATTTCGTATAATTATTCCGTGGCTAATAATTTCATTGCCCAGTTTCCGACTGGCTATACTCCTACTGAACAGCAAGTCTCCTTGATTCAAAAAATCGAGGCCGCTTTTAAATCTGGTAAGAAATTTGTCGTGTGCAATGCACCGACTGGATCAGGTAAGAGTATGCTTGCTAAGACTCTTGCTAATAACTCAAAACCAGTTTCAGAAGATTTCAAGAAGTTGATTATGAGTTATGAAGCTTTTGAACAAGACTACCTCAGCGGGTATACAAACGATATGGAATGTCTTGCAGAGGGCAGCCACGGGGCATTTGCTCTGACTATTACGAAAGCTTTGCAAGATCAGTACCAGACGATTTTTTCAGATACACTAACAATTAAAGGCAAAACCAACTACCAGTGTGATGTCGACCCAAGTTTTGACGTTGAGACCGCGCCATGCTTTTATACTCCAAAACTCAAGCATGATTGCCAGGCAGTTAACCGATGCCATTATTACAATGCTCGAAATGCTGGACTGTGCGCGCAATTCACAGCTCTCAATTACAAGATGTTTCAAGCGCTACCAGACCACGTTAAGCACCGTGATTACATTATCTGCGATGAAGCGTCAGAATTAGAAGAGGAGCTCGTCAAGCAATTCTCAGCAGAAGTTACCTATGCAAAATTAAAGCATGCTGGTCTCGAATACGAACCACTCTATAGCGATGAGTTGATAGATGTGCGTGCCTGGCTTACAGATATTCGAGATGCAGCAAAGGGTGGAGTTGAATCTCTCCAGAGTAAGATGCAAAAAAATCGTGGCATTTTGACAGTTGCTGACCGTAATCGCCTGTCGTTTATGAAGCATCTTCACAGTTCGTTAACGAAGGTCGATGACTCCTGGACGAGTTGCGAATACATTGTCGATCGTACCGGTGTGGGGGTTACGCTAACACCGCTGAGGGTCAATAAGCTTGCAGAGAGTATTTTCGGGTGTGCGGAGAAAGTGCTGCTCATGTCTGCCACTATCGTCGACCATAAGAACTTTACCAAGACACTCGGCATTACCGATTACGAATATATTGAGGCACCCTCGATGTTCGATGCAGCAAAATCTCCGATTTACGTTTCAACACGATACCGTTTAAATTACGCTAACCTTAAACAGTTGCTCCCAGCGATCTGTAAGGATGTTAAAGCTATTTGCGAGAAGCACGGGACAGATAAGGGTGTTGTGCATACACATAGCCAGGAGATCTGCGACTACATGTACAACTACCTAACTGGTGACCGGTTCTTGTTCCGTAAGGGGAAAGAAAAGAACGAGCATATTCTTAAAGAGCATGGTGAGACTCAAGAGCCGACCGTTCTGGTTAGTCCGAGTTTGACGCACGGTGTCGATCTAAAAGACGACCTCGCACGATTCCAGATTATTATCAAGTTACCATACAGCCCGTTGTCTAATAAGCGTATCAAGCGGTTGTTCGATAGCGATAAAGATTGGTATCAAGATAAGATGCTCAGCACCTTGGTACAGACAGCAGGGCGCGCTACGCGTACAGCAAACGACTACTCCGTCACCTACATTCTTGATGGAAATATTGTCGAGATACTTCATCGCGCCAAAGATAAGCTTCCAAAGCATTTTCTCGAACGTTTTTGCTGATAAGTATTAGCACTGAAAGCGACCGCATTCCATTTTGAAATTCGGGACCTAGTTTCGGGATTTGTTTCGGCTTTTGACAATATAATCATCAAACGATATGATGTCAACAGAACAGAGGTTAATCCCATCCAGGTCCGGTATGTCTATGCACCTAAACAGAGAGTCCTCTACGATCTAGTAAACAAAGCGCAGAACATTACACTACCTGTTGTCGCTGTAAGCATCAGTTCAATCAATCGAGCGACAGACCGTGTTTTTAACAAAACGCAAGGTATGCAGTTTTATTCGACTGCGACTACTTCACCACAGATAAGGATGCCGGTACCAGTTGATGTTTCTATCAACATGTCGATTATTGCCAAGTACCAGTCTGACATGGACCAGATTTTGTCGAATTTCGTTCCGTATAACAACCCGTATGTTGTTATTTCTTGGAAGATCCCGGCAGATTTTAATCTTTCAAATCTGTATGAGATCCGTTCAGAGGTGCTTTGGAATGGGAGTATTGGGTTATCATACCCGACAGATATCAACGCCAACGAAAAGTACAAGCTAACTGCGGACACGTCCTTTACCATCAAAGGTTGGTTATTTCCTGATACTGGTGATACAAACGGGATCATTTACACGATCGATGCGAATCACCGGGTCCAGAGCTTGCTTACAACATATGCAGAGATGTCTGGTTCTACCTATGTGTATCCGGTGTCGTCAGGATTAATAAACGAACTCGAAACTGTTACCCTCTCCGGTAGCCCGTCGTCAGGTACAATTATCCACAGGGTTAGTAGTTGACAAAATCTCTTAGCTGTTTATTCACAGCACCCCTAGAGTCTTTGCTTTTCAGTCATAAATAAAGGCATATGGCGGTAGATTCTAATCGCGAAAGCACATTCGGTAGAGAGTTGATGAGGTTCGTTGCCTCAAACATCCCTTACACTGGCTACAAGACCATCGACCGAATCGCGGAGTTGAATCCAAAGTTTGAAACCTTTTACAATAAAGGCGCCAAGCAACAAGAGAATCTCATTAACAAGTCTATTGCAACGTCAGTGCAATATGATGAGCCAGCTTCAAATGTTCTCCGCAATAAAGAGTATTACGATTTCATGTATGCAAACGTGCAACCTGATAAAGGTAAGCGCATCATGGAATATCGTGTCATGGCTGCATTCTCCGAAGTTGCAGATGCATTGGATGAAATTTGTGACGAGTGTATTAACGTGTCTCGGGATGGCACAATTGTCAATTTGATATTCAAGGACCAGGAAGTGAAACCTGAGCACCAGGATATCATTAAGAAAGAATGGGAGAAGTACATAGGATTTTTTGAACTACACAAGAAGGGGTGGGAGTATTTTCGCCAGCTTTTGGTTGATGCAGAGGTGTATTTTGAAAATATCATCCATAAGGACCATCCTACAAAGGGAGTATTGGGAATTGTTTCTATTCCTACAGATGTTGTTGATCCAATTTACTCCAACGTTCAAAACATGTTAGTAAAGGGGTTCCTATTGCGGAAACCCATATTTGATTCGAAAAACCCAAACAAAGTAAAAGAGATTCAGATGATACCGCTTGATCAAAATCAGGTGGTTTATGTGAACTCAGGCATCTGGAATGAAAACAAAACCCTACGCCTGCCTTTCATTGAGAACGCTCGACGCGCTTATCGTCAGCTTAGTCTTATTGAAGATTCTATTGTCATTTATCGCTTAGTAAACGCACCAGAGCGATTGATGTTCAACGTTGATGTTGGAAACATGGCTCCTCCAAAAGCCGAAGCGTATCTCCGAAAACTGATGTCTCAGTATTGGTCGAAGCGTACGTTTGATGGTGATCAAAATGCTACCGTAAACAAATTCAATCCTCAGAGCATGCTCGATGCATTTTGGTTCGCAAAGCGAGCTGGATCTGAAGGTACGACTGTAACGAAACTCGCTGGTGGTATGAACCTCGGCCAGCTGGATGACTTGCTGTACTTTGTTAAGAAGCTCTACAAGTCACTCAAGGTTCCAGTAACACGTGTCAACCCGGAAGATGCGTATAACGATGGTGAAGGCATCTTACGTGAAGAGTTGAAATTCGCGCGGTTTATCATTCGGCTGCAGCAGATGATGGCTAGCGGTATTAAGCCTGGGTTTATTACCCATTTGAAACTGAAAGGCGTTTGGGAGCAGCTCCAATTACGTGAACATGCTTTCGAAGCAGAATTTAATGTTCCGTCAAACTTCTACGAGCTTCGTGAGAGTCAGAAATTGCAGTTGAAGTTTGAGTCGTATAACAACATCACTCAAAACGAGTTCATTTCTAAGACATACGCCCAGAAGAAATATCTCGGGTGGAGTGATCATGATATTCTCGCCAATCGTGAATTCTTACGCAAGGATTCTGAATTTGGTTGGGAATTGGATCAAATTAAAGGTGCTGGTCCTAATTGGAAACAGGCAGGAGCACAGCAGCCACCAACAGCAGGAGCGCCGCTTGGTGGTGCACCAGGGGGCGGTGGTTCAGCAATTCCGCCTGCGTTTGGACCAGGTCCTGCAGGTGAACCAGAACCAGGTGAAGCAGCACCTGCAGCAGGAGCACCTGGAGCACCAAATGCCGCGGCACCAGCACCAAACGCTGCAGCCGCTCCCGCAGCAGGAGTACAGATTTAATGATATATGAGTTGCAGTGATATTACCCCAATTAGTGCTTTTATGAGCACTAACCTCAGCAGCAAGATCAACAACTTTAACCGGTTGTCAGATCGTATTTGCCGCCAACTTGGTGCACCGCTTCTCAACATCGAGGCGCACGTTGATAACATCAACGAGAATATTAGTATAGCGTGCGAGCTGTTTACCAAGTATGCCGGGTATACGGAAGAGTATCTGGTATTTAACAGTGAGCTTTACGATAAAACAACAGGTATTAGGCTTGATGAACTCTTCTCTATTACACCTACGTTTCACCGTATAAATGAACCTGCACCTCTGTTATATCCTGCAATTTCTAGCATAGATGCATCAGTGTTTACAAATACGTCTTTATCAGCAACTTTTGCAGATGGTATCTATATCAATCAAATTCTGTCTCTTACAGATTATTTGAGTGTAACGAACTTGAGCGCTTCATATGTAGGTTACTTTCAGCAGTCAAATACCTCTCAAACTAAGACAAACAATGCGTTTGATTATGACGTATCGGAGTACCGTAAAGTGATCGATGTACATGATATTGAGGAGGGATCAAGTGCGAATATTAACACATTGTTTACAATTGAGCAATCGATGGCGCAGCAAACATACTTTAGCTACTCAATGGGTAATTACGGGTTCGATCTGGTTAGTTGGTATGTGTTGAAGGATTGGATGAAGATCCGGGAAAAGATGCTTGCCCTTAAGCGCACCTACGTATTCGATCCACGCACACAGGTATTGCAAATTACACCAGCTCCAGGGACATCAGGATCTACTGGTCGTTTTTATGCTATCATAGCATGCTATGTAGAACGTCCACTTCGAGATATCATTAAAGAACCGTGGGTACAACAGTATGCGCTCGCATTGACAAAGATTAACGTTGGCACCATTCGCGGTAAGTATCAGGGTACAACACTCTTTGGTGGCGGCCAGTTGAACACAAGTATGCTTGAGCAAGGCTTAGCAGAAAAGGATAAGCTCGAGCAGCAATTGTTTACTGGTGCTTCACCCGGATTCGGCGATGCTATGCCTCCCTGTTTTTTTGTCGGGTAATGAGATATCATTTTTTACTTCTCAAACAGCACGCGATAACGAAGTTAAAATATCTTTGTTACCATCGCGGTACTATTGCTTCATGTTTTACATACAAGGGGTCTGGAGTTTATTGGCAGCGACATCTCAAAAAGCATGGAAATAATACGGTTACAACTATTCTCGAGCAGTCTTCAAATCAAGAAATTATCAAAGAAGCCGGAATAAAATATTCAAAACTTTGGAATATTGTCGACTCAGAGGAATTTGCAAATCTCGTTATTGAGAACTGTTCAACCACATTTGACCATGTAAATCAAACAGAGCTGCATAAGATTGTTTCAGAGAAGACGAGACAGCGACAACTCGGCAAGACAATGGCAGAACGACTTAGAATTCCAAATTATATTTCTCCACATGCAGGCAAGTCTATGAAAGAGCGCTGTGGGGAAAACTTCGTAGTTTGGAACAAGGGTAAGACTATGAAGCAACTCCGAGGCGATTCTTACATAGACCCGAAATCTAAACCGTTTGTTGTGGTGATCAATAATAAGGAAACAATTACTTGCAATTCAGAATTTGAGTTCTTTCAAAAAGTCAATCTACCACAGCCAACTCTCGCTAGGCTTAAGAAAACAGGCAACTATACAGTTAAACGCCAAAGCAATTCGAAGCATGCTTTTCAAACTGGTGATCTAATTGAATTTAGGTGGCGCCAATGAACAAGGACAATAAAGTTATTTTTGAAGCTTATACCTTAAACACCGAGGAAGGTATTCGACAAGCTATTCGCAGTGGTAATGTTGCTCAACTCAGTGCAAAAGTATTGTTGCGAAATTATGGAGATGTACGAGCTATTGTCGAGATCAACGGAATTAGGTTTGCTATTGATGATTCATCAAGATTAAAGACAGCTGGTATCATAACTGATTACACCCAAAAGACCACTTCCCAATATTTCCCAGGTCTTAGGACAGGTCAAGATGAAGTAAACCTATTCAAATCTTTACCTAAGCTTACTTTACAGGATTTCAAATATGATACCACTAAACGGTAAAGGCCGATATCTTCAAGGAGTCTTCAGACCGAAGAACCCGTCGAAATACATTGGCAAAGAAACACCAGTTTACCGGTCAGGGTGGGAATGTAAGTTCTTCCGGTGGTGTGATGATAACCCTAACATTCTCGAGTGGGCATCTGAAGCTGTCGTCATACCATATGTTAATCCGCTTGATAACAAGACACACAGGTATCACACAGATGGGGTTGTAATCATTAAAGAGGGGGATAAGATAACAAAGTACCTGATTGAGATCAAACCGAGCTCTCAAACAGTTGCACCAGTTGCGTCAAAGCGAAAGAAACAGCGGACCTTATTGTATGAGACTCAACAATGGGTTACAAATACGGCAAAATGGAAGGCTGCGCAGCAATGGTGTGACCGTAATAAGTTTAAGTTCTTGATCTTAACAGAGAAAGAACTCGGTATCTAATTTTATGAACATTAGCCTAGAAGAAGTTGAAGCAACTTTGCTTCGCCAGAAAATTGAACCTGCCAAAGTGAGCAGCATTCTCAAGGACCTCCAACAGGTAATTGAGGAGAATAAAGGTGATAAGCAACCTAAGGAGAAGTGGGAGTATGTGATTGTTCTCAATGATCCGAATGGTGTGATCAAGGCTGATTCTGTCGCAGGTTGGGTTGTCCAACAAAAAGAGAATGAGGACGCTGGTGTTATTTTGTCAAAGCTTGCTGATGCCGCGCGCGATCAGAATGAAGCGGCAACAAAGAAAAAGAATACCCTTGTAACAATGGTAGATATCTTCTCTGGATTGAAGGGTAAATTCCTCAAACCCAAAAACATCCGAATTAAGACGAAAGAATTAACCAGGGTTTTGGTAACAAAATAATACGGAAAGCTATAAGTAATTTACAAGATATGTCTCTGCGACTATTAACTGAAACACCGATCCATGATAATCTAGAGATTCTCGTGGAGGAAAAGAATACTAAAGAACCTAGTACAATGTGGATTCAGGGTCCTTACATGGCATCTGAGACATTAAACAAGAATAAACGCATCTACACCGGTTCCGAAATGCAGCAAGAAGTAGATCGATATATTCGGGAAATGGTATCTACAAAGCGAGCTATGGGTGAGCTTAATCATCCTGCCTCAGCAGAAGTAAACCCTGAACGAGCTTGCCATCTTGTAACAGAACTTCGACGCGAGGGTAATGTCTATTACGGGAAATCAAAGATCCTCAGCTCCCCATTGGGATTATTGGTTCGTTCGTTAATCAACGATGGTGTTCAAGTCGGTATGAGCTCACGTGCACTCGGTAAACTTGTTGAAGAGGGTACAAGTGTTAACCGCGTTACCAGTATGCGCCTTATTGCAGTTGACTGTGTTGCAGATCCGTCCTTTACGAAAGCGTTCGTAAACGGAATTCTCGAAAGTAAGCAATACGTTGTAACAGCAGACGGATCATATGAGGAGTTGTATGATAATTTCCAGTCGAGTATCTCGAAACTCCCACGAAAAGACGTTGAAAACTTCCTGAAAGAGCAAATCATGCAGTTTATTGGATCCTTCAAGAATAAGTAATCATATGGCCAAGCGCAAGAAATTCGTCAAGAAATTTACCAAGAAAGCATCCAAGAAGAAGTTTATGGGTCGTGGTCCAGCAGGCTGCCCTTGCCGCGAAAGCGTGCTGAAGGAGAGCAGTCTCTATCAATTTATTCGCGCAATCACTGAGAAAAAATATAACACAGCTAATAAGTACTTAGCAGATGTTATCGAGGCCAAGATGAAGGCTCGCATTGCGTCAACACTCTAATAATATGGCGAAAGATATTTCAACAGTTTTGAAGGAAGCGACAAAAGATCTTCTGTCTGAGCAGACGCTTCTTGAAATCAAGGCAGCATATGATTCTGCAGTTGAGGGTGCCGCAAATGAGCGTGCTAAGCTTCAAGTTGAGAATGCCCTCGACAAGCAGGATGCAGATTACAGCAGCAAGCTCGAAAAGCTTCTAGCAGCTGTTGATGCAGATCATGCAACAAAGCTAAACCGCGTCATGGAAGCTGTTGATGCAAGCCACAGCAAGAAACTCAAGCAGGTTGTTACGAAGTATGAGCGCGCTATTAACGAAGACGCAAAGCGCTTTAAGACTGACATGGTTAACAAGCTTGACAAGTACCTCGATCTGTATCTGGAAGAAAAACTCCCTACTGCTACAGTTATGGAAGCTGTTGAGAATATTCGCAGCGCAAAGCTCGTTGAACAGCTCCGCACACTTCTCGGTGTAGACATGGCAATGGCTACAGAATCTATTCGTGAAGCAATTTTGGATGGTAAATCTCAGCTGGACGAGTATAAAGCAGCCCTCGATAAGGCTAATGCTGATCTCGTAACAGTCAAAGAATCATTTCAATCCACTGCTGCTGAACTTCTTATTGAGAAGAAGACTGCTGAGCTACCTGCAGATAAGAAGGCTTATATGAGGAAGATGCTCGCTGAAAAGGATGAGCAGTACATTACAGAAAATTTCGACTATGTCGCTGATTTATTCAACAAGAACGAAGAAGAGCGGACAGCAGTCTTGACAGAGCAAGCCATTCAGCAATCTGAAGGCCTTAAGGTCGACGCACCGAAGACCGTAACGGAGAGTGCACCAGCACCAGCGTCAGAGTCACCACACTTCAATATCTATTTGAAGGAGTTGCAGAAGGCCTAAAAACATTTTTGAGGTTCCAACCTGAACATTACCTGATTACGAGAAATCGTAAAGCGCACTTGGAAGAAGTGCATTGGTCTGAAGAAATTAGGAGTAAAAGTTAAAAAATTATGAAGAATAGTATTCGTCCTACGACAGCTTACATCGATGAGAATCGCGCAAAGCTATTGACCGAAAAGTGGGGTCCAGTATTGGATTACGCTTCCGACAATGTCCGCGCAATCGAAGATGATCACACGCGTCTTAACACTGCCATCCTCTTGGAAAACCAAGAGAAGTGGTGCTTTGAAGCGACAAATAGCGTTGGTGGTACTGCGGGTGTGTTCGGTTCTGCTATCAACTATGGTAGCACAGCCGGTCAATTCCCTGGTAACCAAGACAACAGCTACGCGCCTGGTGATGCACGTCTTCCAAAGATTCTGATCCCAATGATTCGCCGTACCTTTCCTGAGCTTATCACTAACGAAATCGTTGGTGTGCAGCCCATGTCGGGTCCCGTTGGACTAGCTTTTGCCCTCCGTTACAAATACGAAGGCACGGCTCTTGGTGCGACAAACGCGAAGGGGTCCGACGGAAGTCTGGCTGCTAACACGCTTGCTCAATCCAATCTAAACCAAGCCTTGTCCGGTAATCCCGAGTTGGGTTACCAGTATCTTGACACCCGCTTCACTGGCACGTCCAGTTCGCAGTTGTCAGGTAACAGCTACTACACGATCGCCCAGCAAGATATGGGTGTCGCTGCTCTGCTCAGCCAGTTTGAGTTGTCCAGCAACATTCCGCAGATTGTTGTGTCGTTCGAGAAGACTGCTGTTGAAGCTGGTACTCGTCGTCTCGCGGCTCGCTGGTCAGTTGAGTTGGAACAAGATCTGAAGAACATGAACGGTATTGATATCGACACTGAGCTTACAAATGCGATGAGCTATGAGCTACAGGCCGAAATCGACCGTGAAATGATCATCCGAATGATCCAAACTGCCCTTAACGCTGGCTTTGGAACAGGCTTTAGTGTCTGGTCCCCTGCAAGTGCTGATGGCCGCTGGCTGGTAGAACGCAATCGCGACTTCTATCAACGCTTGATCATCGAGGCAAATCGTATTGCTGTACGCAACCGCCGTGGCGCGGCCAACTTCATCGTTGCAACACCTCGTGTGTGCGCAATTCTTGAAATGTTGCCTGAGTTCCAGTGGTTGCCAGTACAGGGCAGTGTTAACACACAGCCAGTCGGAGTTGCAAAGGTTGGTTCGTTGGGTGGTCGGTTTAACGTTTACCGTGATACACGTACAGAGGCACAAGCCGAATTTGCTACGCAGCCAAGTTATCCCCTTACCGGGAACTATGCTACACAGCGTTCGACACGTCTCGAATACGCGTTGTTGGGTTACAAGGGGCCAGAGTTTTACGACACTGGTATCATCTATTGCCCATACATTCCTGTCATGGTTCAACGTACAATCGGTCCAAACGACTTCGCACCCCGTGTTGGTCTCTTGACCCGCTACGGTGTTGTGGATAACATCTTTGGAGCAAATCTGTACTACCACGTCATCATCCTACAGGGTCTCGGTACCGCCTTCCAGCCTGGTACTCAGTCCGTGTACTTCTGATAACGAGGTTAGCGATTCAAATCCCTTGGGGAGCAATCCCCAAGGGTCTTTTTTTGTGAGAAATGGTAGCAGCGAGTAATAAATATCTACATGAACGTAACCCTTGTGAAGCAGAGCGACGGTATCGATGCGCTAACTACTACCACATACACGACAGCTAGCGGTACTACTGCTGACGCAACAATTGCTTTTACAACGACAACTGCAACGACTACTGCTTTTATTACGAGCATTACAGTCGAGCAAGCACTGAACGGCGCACCCCAGTATACAACGTGGGGTCGGTTCTTTAGCGCAGGAGACAATAATACCTACCCCGTAATGATTAAGTCTACAGCACCTGGTCTTTCATCTAGTCACTCTCTCTCAGCATTTGGTAATGATAGCGCTGTTGGTGCTCAGCGTCTTACGTGGACAGTCACGCTCAGTCCGTTTTGTTTGAGCGCATTTGAAGAGCGAGCACCTGTTGCTAATCCCGTGCAGACATTCGTAACAACGGTTACGGCACTTAACACACCATACAACCAATACACTTCCTTGCAAGAATTCCAACGCATGTGGAATCTACAAGGGTAAGCAACTAATGTAAGCTATACAGGCACACAGGAACGCCGCAGACTTATTACCCGCGGCGTTCCTCTGTTTTTAGTTGTATGCTGGTTCGTATGTATTAGCAAAGATGTCTGACTTGCAGGGGTAGATTTCCCCCTTAACTCCAGTGATCAACATATCACCCGGTGTCATTCTCATTGTACCTTCGAGAGTTGGAATGAGATAGCAATCGTCTGTTTCGTGTGTGATTGTGTGGCCAGCATACGTGAAGGACCACGGCATTCCATTAACGATATTTGCACCACTAGACTTTCCATGAGCAACTAACTCATCGAATGTGATAGCTTCAACAACTACAGGGCGTTTTCGGTATTTCATAAATCATTGGCGACAGGTTTGGATACATCCGGAATAGAGACTGGTAATGTTCGAGTTGATTAGGTCCTGGCTCGAAGCACGAACAGGGTTGATATCAATACCACCGCGGCGAACATAAAACCCGTACACTACAAGCTGCTCCGGTGAGAACAGGGTATGTAATCGAGTGTAAATCGTTTCGATGATCTCTTCATGGAAGTGGTTCTCATTACGGAATGAGATAATGTACTCGAGCAACGAAGCCGGTGATACTACCTCTTTACCTACCATGTAGATGTAGACATCGCCCCAGTCGGGTTGACTTGTAACGCGACAGTTACTCTTGAGGAGTGCTGAATGAAACGCCTGCACAACGGATGCACTGCTTCGCTGTGATTTTAGTAACAATGGCGTCTCACTATACGTACTGCACGTTAACTGAGAAGTATCGACAATTTCTTCGAGAGTAGGGAACACGCTATTATTAAGCTGCCAAGATGTTGGTGTGTTGTGCTGCCCGGTTTTAACGCTTGCAGAGTATACACCGACAAGTACAGTAACACCCAGGAGGTCCGTGAGGTCACGGCTAATTACCTCTTGCAAGGTCTCTTTTGCTTTCTTGAAGTTCGGTCCCATCTTTTCCATGTTGAACGAGTTCAAGTAGAGTTTGATGGATTTTGACTCAACGATATAATCGTTATCGCATGGGTAGGTGATTTTCGCATAAGCGGCAATAGGAACACCACTATCTAACAGGCAAGATACTTCATATGCATTCCACACATCAAACCCAACAAACGGTAATTTACCGGGTTGAATTCCTAGATGGTCGCGATTATTTTGGCGAAGTTCCCTGACGAGGAGGGACTTATCGTAGGTTGCTTTATAAGAGCTAGTCTTGCCCAAATGCTGGGAGACTTGTGTATTGTCGAGTGTCATATTTTTTGAAATTTAGCTACCGTGTCTGTGATTGTTTTTAACCGCTCCTCGAGAGCCCCTTTCACGCGAACTATTCGAGATTTGCGATTTGCTTTTCGTTGAAATTTTATCTCGCGTTCAAACCGACCGATAATACTCTCACGGAAACCAGTATCTATGCTTCGAATTCCATCATCAACAAGTGGAATCTTCGGATCAGTGTAAAACACAATATCATAGTTGTGAATTAACTCGAGATATGCACGCTCAGCGAAGTCGGCAACATACTCAGATACTTTACTACGATCAGCCAGGTACCGGGTATACACATACCCGTCAAGAATGCACCGGTCGAGAACCGCATTTTTGAGAGAGATATTCTTGATGTGGTCAGCGACAATTAATGTTTGCGCATAGTTGTAATTCGCCGCAGTATCATTAATTTCGATACCAGTCTCTTTCTTAACACGTCGCGTTACCTCATCGACAAAAATAAACCCCCTAAAAATTGGCAATTCTTTGCAAGCTTGAAGCAGCGTACTCTTGCCTGTAGATTGTGCCCCGCTGAAAGAAATTAGCATGAGATGATTATAGACGCTTTGCTACTTTTTGCAAATTAAAACTGTAGGGTTGTCTTTGAAATGGCTGTCTATCATCGCGCGTATAACAAGCCAGTCTCCACCTGCATTTCTGCACCCCATTAAATGTGGTATGAGTAAGCACCCAATATCATACCCCTCAGCCCAAAATTTAATATCTCCAAGTGCCGTGTAAACAGCTTCGTAGTCTGTATAACGTTTATCTCGACCATAATGGTACTGCCCGTACATGTTGCAAATAAACCGGTTAGGTATTACCTCTGCATTTGAAAAGGTACCGAGCTTAGTTTTCAACCCACGTTGAGTTTGTATGTCTGCCTCCCAAGCTGCAGGGTACCGTTCACGTACATCTTTTGCGATACCGGTCCCCATTGTGTTGAAGCAGTTTGCTTGGTGAATTAACGCTATTCGCAGAGCATTAGGCTCAGTAGCGCGAAATTCAAAAGGCTTCCAAATGCATGTATCAACTACTTGGACCATTTGTTCTTCTCCACTATGAGTGCAATTTTCGCTAAGAGTGCAATATCTCGAAATGCATCATCAACGGGTTCGTTTGCTGCAGCAACTCCTTTCTTAACAACTAGGTTAAGCAGCCGCTGTACTTTATCGTTAATGCGAAAGATGAGAGCAGATAATGCAACTCGGCGACCTGCTGGATCATTTAGATCTTGCCCAACAGTAACATTACCAGAACCGTAATCGTGCTGCTTCCGAATGAATAAATCATACTCCTCCTGACCGAGTTCGTCGAGCAGTTGGCAGGTCTCCGGGTAAGTTTTTTCAATTTCCCGTTTAATATCTTCAAAGTTCATAGTTTGTTTGACAGAAAGTTTACCCATAAATTGACAGATGTATTGTGCAGGATCGTAAAGATGGCGGGTAGTGTCATGTTATCAATCCTGACTTCTTGCTCTGCGAGAATTTCTCCACCATCTACTTCTGGCGTTACTCGGTGAATAACGCAGCCAGAAGCTGTCAACTGCAAATCAAATGCTTTTTGCTGTGGGTCTTTTCCCTTAAGTTGAGGGTGTTTTGTGATTAACCCTGGATGACCGTTGTACATCTCATACGCTTCGCAGATCTCGGGAGGTACAATTCGCAACCACCCGTTTAGCGTTACGATCGTGTCTGTAGGTGTACCGATCAGCTGATAGTAAAGCTGCGGCGGTACTGCCTTCTCAGTGACTTTCATCGCACAGTTCTCGTAGAGCTCGTGCCGGATTTTTGTCAAATCTTGCTGGTTGGTAATACAGAGATCTGGATAGTCACCGAGAGCTTCTGAGACCTCCACAATTTCGCTGCCTGTCTGCGAAAATAGCGCAACCCACCTCACAATTCACCTCGAAGAATTGCGGCAAACTGGTCGATGTTATATTCGATTGCAACCTGCTGGTCGGTTGTCGGGATATGATCAATCATATCCGCAAGCTTCATTTTAACCTTATCCTTAAGACCGAACGTGCTATTGTACATGATGTCGTGCATCCCATGTACAATTGGATTGCTTGTATCAACAGAGCGAATATTGTGGATGTTGTTTCGCACATAGTACGAAAACTCTTGCGGAAGTGAACACCCGAGCAAATGGTGAGGCTTGAGCCAATTCCAAATACCATCCGCAATAAACGATTGAATCAAAGCCGGCCGACCGTAACACATCTGCTTCAATTTGTTTTCGTTTTTATCTTGTACAAAATATGACATGTCAAAGCTGATTGCTATTACATCCGCATGCTGAGACATGTACCGGTAACACTCACGAATATCAGGATACGTTTTGCCTTGTACCACACCAATGCGCATAGCGTCTAGCTTATCGAGGCGATCTTTGAAGTCGGCAGTAAACTGCTCCCAACTCTGGATGGTTGCTTTGTAATCTTCGAGAACATCCGGAATGATCATGAGGTTCGGGTTAATATGCTCTGCCCAATTCATGTATTTCTTTGGATCGAAGGAGGTACCGAGTTCAAACACACTAGTATCGAGGAATACCTCGCGATTATAGAAGTTGCGAGCCCGGAGAAAGTACTCCTTATATTTCTCACGAGTTTCCATCAGATGGACGAGGCAATAGTCGTAATCGTTATATTGTCGAGACTTCCAGAGCATTTCGATTGGAGATTCGTGGCTGACTTTGATGTGCATTATCGGAGTATAGTTGTAAATATTCATAGAATCAAGCATGAAATACCCGACTTATACAGGAAATTTTTTAGGGATCGTAATTCAAAATAACGACCCAGAATGCCGCGGCCGGGTTAAGGTCTTTATTCCGCATGTCAACATCTCCATTTACAAGAAATGGACAGAAGTTAAGCGCGACCGGCGGTTCAAATTCATGGGGTTGAACATTAAGAGTGACCTCTCCGACATTCTCCAGGACTTACAGGATCTACTCCCGTGGGCTGATTGCGCTGCTCCACTTGCAGGTGAAAGTAGTACCGGGCGCTACAATGCTGCCCGGTCTATTGCAACCATTAGCGACTCGAATAAGAGTACAACTCTGGTATCTTCGACGTCGAGCTATGATTTTGATTCAACAAAGATCACCAAGTATTCGCAAAACTTAGATTCTATCGGTGAAAAGCTCGGTAACAAGTATGATATTGATTATTACCGTGTAGTAGACGCCTTTACAACAGCGACAAGCGGTGTTAACTGTGTAAACAAGTATAGCTACAACTATATTCCTGAGACATATAGCAACCAGGCTCGTGGTGCTTTTGCAGTTCCTAGCGTAGGTGCACACGTTTGGGTGTTCTTTCAAAATGCAGACCCAATGAAGCCAGTGTATTTTGCAGCTTCTTTTTCTGATACAGATTGGCAGGGAATTTATGATGCAACAGGTGGTCGCGGTGTTGACTACCCCGGTGAATTTGAGAACAATACACTCTCCGCTGCTAATGCCGCGGGGCTAAGCACCGAAACATACCGTAATAAGTATGTGTTCAATCAAAAAGGTGGGACTCTAAAGATTGTAAACACAGATAACCGAGAATCCTTAAAGCTCACACATTTTTCTGGGTCATTTAAGGAGTTTACCAACAAAGTATCAATAGAATTCGCGCAAAATAACGATCAAAAGCTCGTATTAGGAGATCAGTTTCAAACAATTCGCGGCAATAAGAACGAGTTTGTGCAGCACGATTTTGACGATATTGTTCGCGGGAATCGGTATGTTAAAATTGGAAGCTTAAATGTTGCACCGTTTAAACAGTGGAAGGATGCGTATGCAGACGTCGCTAATCTTAAGCAGCTATTTGACATTCAGCGGGCAGCTCCGCTTATCCGCAACGGTATAAACTTTACTTCGACACAGCAACAGCGTAAAGGTACGTTTACACTGTGCCCGGTATGTGCCGGTAATACGTCAAAATACTGGAGATTAAATGGAAAAGCCGGTGTAACGGGGATTGCTGTTACTACCATTGAGAGCGATGGTAGTTTCCTGTTCGACAACATTACACCTGCGCTAATGCAAGATCCTGCTGATTTTACAACAGGTGGAACACGTGGTAAAATTTTTGGAGATACTTGCCCAGCGTGTAACGGTACCGGTATCTCTCCCAGCTCTATGGATGGCAAGTGGAACATTGAAGCTTTAAAAACCTCTATCAAATCGCTCATGGAAAGCAAGCTACCAACATTGACGCTGCTTGAACGGCAGATGGGTCTCGGTGGTTCGCAGATTATTGATATCACAAAACACAAGTTTGAGACTATTGGTATGGTGATGAATGATTTTGGCTCTGTACGTGTTGATTCAGTTGGTAAAATGTATAATGCTGAGATCTTAGTTGCGCGGGAAGGTGTATATGAAAATCAGGTACCTACACCTCTTATCGAGTATGTACATGTTGACGACCTCCCTGGTGGTAACTACAACCTAAATGTGTGTAACAAATATACGGTGCAGGTAGGAGCTGGTGGGATGACTTTCAAGTCATTTGGTCCGGCAAACTTCTCCGGTACGATTACGAACATCGCTGGTACGCAAGTGAATATCGGTAGTGAAAATGAGATTAACATTGATGGCGGGCACCGTATTAGTATCGTTGCTGATATTATCAGTATTCGTCAGCGAAATAAAAAACAAGTGTTAATCGATAGCTCCCTTGGAGTTAACAAGAACGTGGTTATCGGTGGAGGATGCCATGTTGAAGGAGAGCTTTCTGTTAACCATATTACCGCACCTGGTGAAGTGCAGATTACTGATAAGACTCAGGTTTATGGCCGAGCTGCAAAAGATGTAACGGGTCGTGGGGCGCTTATTGGTTACGGTGTACCACTCTATACTACAGAGCAGAAGGGACCAGATGGATTTTCCACCATACCTGTTGCTCCAGGTATTCTCGGTCTTGCACAACCAGGTCAAATCGTTGGGTATGTTACTCTCCCCGGTGGGTGTGAGGGGGGTTGCGTGCCTTCAGGAGTTTACCCTGTATTTGGTAGCGGTGTACCATGTATTCAAGGTACATCAGCGGGGTATGGTGGATTCACAGAGGCGGCTATGCCAATTAAAATTTACGGTACCGGCGCTGACGATGACAGCATTGTCATGGCTCCTCATGCGCACACATTCAAGAATATTCCATTGACTCTCACAGATTCAAACGACGATATGCGTGAACAAGCAAAAGCGGTTAATGAAATAGAGCGAGCACCTGCAAACCCGATCAACAACGGCGGTGCTAGTTAACAGGGTGTTTCACCGTAAAGTGTATCAAGATCTTGCTCGGTTACAGCATACCAGCTCTTTTCACCGTATGTCTTGAGGCGGGCTTTAAGTTTGAAGTTGTCGACGGAAATTTCCCCGATAAGCCGAACCGTAGTTGGGTCGTTTTTGTAATCGCATACTGCAAGAACCAGCTTCTTGCGCTTTGTCTTCTGCGGCAGGCGACTCATCTTAAGCTCTGGGTTTGGACCGGTCCAAGTAATAGTTTTAACATCAGTACCATCTTCGAAGTCTATACCTCCATCGCATTTATCCGCCCATACTTCTGTGCAAACTTTATTACCTGTCATCTCCGCGTAAGCCATCTCACCAAGTAACCCTACTGCAATATTGTCAACGTTCCAGTTTCGAGTGAAGTCTTTTGAGTCTTTAATTTTCTTTGCGACTGTATTTGCGACAGTAATATGTTCTTGCGTGAGATTGAGGATCTTCATTCCAGTATTGTAGATACTGAAACATGAGAATCAACCCGCGGCTCGGCTAAGGATTTTTGCTATAAGCGATTCTAGAATGGGGAGATATTCTGGTAGCACGCTATCTTTTGCAAGCTGTAATTTTTTAGCGGCTCCAGTAGGAGTACACCACTTGATTCGCTGAATAACCATGTTTGGATTTTGGGTATCCATAGCTCGCGCAAAGACCCCCACTAGAATCATTGTCTCGTCTTCCGTTAATGTGATTAAGGTTGCATCAGATATCATAGTATTTCACATTTACCACCTGCACATGCAAGGTTGTCGGATAATTTAGTCGTATCCTCGTCTTCCTGCAAGTGCTTGTAGTTAACCGGCTTGTAGTTTATGATGAAGTTGTTCCATTTCTGTTCATCCTCCGGTGTAGTGATTGCCTCGTTAGGTGATTGCTTGAAGATCTTATCACCAATTTTTGGAAGGAGCGCAACAGCACCAAAGAAGTGTCGATTTTTGAACATATACTTGAAAACCGATTCCCACTCGGTTTCGTCTACGATTACGGTGCAAGACACGTTATGTGATACAGGATTTATATTTGCTGCAGTACGACCTGGGTTAACCCAGTGTTTTTGGGTGGATTTGATGATTTCTAAGTGCTTGAGAGCAGATAGATCTGACTTTATCATAGCCTTGCTCGAAACAGTAATCGGGAAGGTAACCACATCATCGGTTTTGTTTGCGGACCATACGCTCTCCTCACACATATGCGGATTGTGCTTCTTGAAGAATTTGTATACTGGGTCGTGTTTGTTCATTTGAACGCGACGAAAATATCGTCGGTCGTGGTGAGCGTGAATACCAGAGGCACTTTCGAGTACGAGAGAGCTAGTCCCTTCTGGTTTTAGTGTTGTTGCACGGGCGGCTTGGTTAATTCCGAGCAATTTCGCCCAGTGTGCATTCGTATCAACTACAACTTGCGCGCCTTTTTCTTGGACAGCGGAGGCAAGGGTAATATCCGGAGAATCCATTACACCTGTAATGGAGACCCCCAACAATGCCTCTGCTTCTGTTAACTGCTTAGCAGTATTTGAAAGATACTTGAAATCAGTATAGGTCGCTTGGAGCGTACCAATAACAGACGCAGCCCATGCTGCATCAAGAAAGTCTTTTTCACAGGTGACCTTAGCGCTGTTAATAGAGGTCAGATTACAAAATTGGACACCGCAGATTCCATCAGATGTGACAGGTAAGAATCCAATTTCGAAGCAGGGATTAAACAGTTGATCGGGGTGGTCAGCGAACACGAATCCTGGCTCCCCAAATTGCTTAGTGATATTGGAGATTTTTGTAAATTCATCCTCTGTTACCGTATCGCGAAGAAGGAGCACACTGTTATTTGAACGAGCACGCTGCGGCTCAATATGGTTCCACCCAATTGTGCTCTTTTCTTTAAGAGCTGTATACTCCCACTCTTCAAGTACAACTTCATATTTCTGTTTGCGAATACCACCGAAGATGCCATCAACATATACATTTCCTTCGTACTTCCCTTTGTCGTTTTTCGAGAAGTGTGTATGTTTAACAACCGTGAATGCTGACTTCGCGTTCATCATCTCAACATCATCTTTGTCAAATATCGTTGATGTTGCAGATCGCCGAATACCGCCGCTCAAAACAGCATCAGCGCAGTGCATCAAGATATCATACGCGTTTATTGGGTGAAGCCGGGTTTGCTGCTTGTCTTCGATGATGTAATCGAGAAGGGTTTTAATTTTCTGCAAGCTGCGCTTGAGACCTCTGTAACCAGGCGCTTTGCCGCCACCGGTTTTAATTTGAGCCCCTTCAGGTCGAATTCGGCTGTAATCAAATACAATCTTGCGACCTGAGTAGGCTGTATTGCGAAAATAACAACTGAGTAAAGCTTCAATACTGTCTGCCCACCCTTCAATATCATCCTCCACGACATAAGTGATAACAGTTCCAGTTTTATCATCAGGTCCGACAAGGTTAGGTAACCGGTTAATGAATTTCTTTGAGATGCCGAATCCAACACCGCAGCCGCACAGTAGCAGGTAAAACACCTCTGCAAAGGCACGCGGTGAATCAATATGGCGCACAGCGCAGTTGTATACGCGAGGATTATGGGCAAGAACTGCTTTGCCGCCAAATTGCATAGACCGCATTGATGGGACGACACGCTTTTCCCGGACAAAATCGAACGCCCTGGATATTTCCTTGAGATCTTCAACAGGTAAAATCTTTTTAAACTTACCTACGTGCATTTTCTCAACACGGTCAACACATTCATTCCAAGTCTCCCGGCGACCCATTATCTCGTTGTAGCGTGCGTACTTGTCAGTAAAAATGAAATTTGAAATTTCAGAGAGGAAGTTTACTGACTCAGTTTTGTTATTCATATTTGCGGAAATTATTTATACACTGTATTGGAAAACAAAAATTGCCTCAATGCATTTTTTAAGTAATTTTTTGCTGCCTTTTGACATAAGTACTGGTATCATGGCAGACAACGTAGCCGAACTACATAAAGAGTGGAGATCAATTGTGCTATCAAAACTAGATACACTAGAACACGGTCAGAAGGATGTGATGACCGAAATCGGTTACATCAAAACGTCATTTGCAAAGCAACAAACCCTTGAAGCAATGAGAGTCTCCTACCAATACGAAATTGACAAGCTTATCGCGAAAGTAGAAAAGCTGGAAGCGTTTAAAGCAAAAGCAATAGGTGCGATGATAGCATTTCAGTTTGCTACAGGGTTGGCTATTGCGTGGTTCGTAAAATAGCACAATAGTTACAGACTACCCTGCAGCTGCCCAGTCTTAGCGTCATAAATCTTCGTCTTAACAGTACCACCCTCGGCGACCTGCATCGTTAGATTTTTACCCTGAATCATTGGTGTACCCATAATGGTACCAGGTGGATTAACAGTATACTGAGCTTGCCGAGTATTGCTATCCACGACTTTGACCGAATTTCCATTTTGAATTACGATTGACATACCTGCAGTGTATGTACTTCAAATTTAGAGTCAAGCATAAATATTTCCGAATATGGCAGACACAATTACAAAAATTTTGTTTAGGCGCGGACTTGATGTCATCCGTCGCACCGGTGGTGGTGATGGTGTCAAGTTTAACGTGGGTGAACCTGCATACAATATTGATACGAAGCGGCTCTATGTTGGTGACGGTGCAGAGGAAGATGGAACTATCGGTGGTGTCGCAGTTGGTATAAAGATGCACGGTGTGCTCCCAGTTGTTATTAACGGTACCGCAGTCGACTCCTCCATTTATACAACTCTGACCGCGAACGGCGTCGATGTTGGTGATTTACTTGTCGACAACAATACGTCGATAATGCACTATGTGAGTTCTAAGAATCCCCTCTCCGCCATACCAGAAGCGTTTGAGCTAGCGCGAATTCCTTTAATTGGTAGTGTAACTTCATCAAACGGTGTAAGCTCGGTCAAGGTTAATAGCTCAACTGGTATTTTTGTAAATACTACTCTTGATGCGAACTATTTTACAGTTGGTAGCAGCGTTGTGCAGTTTAATCAAGATACCCAAGTTGGTGATGGGAGCACGCCGCGGAATCTTAACGTGTATGGTGACATTACGGTAAACGGATATGCAGATATTGGCGCAGGGCTAAATCTCGGCAGTTCGCTAACTATTGGTGCGGATGTATCTGCATACGGTATTATCTATGCAGCTCCTTTTGGTGCAGCGGGGCATAATAGTAATGATTGGGCCGCGGGGTTCTCAACAGTTGCAGGAACAAGTGGTACTTGGAGCGCAACAACAAATCTGCTTAACAGTTATCTTCCATTCCCATTCGTATACAATACAGGAGCAACAACTGTTTCTTCTTATAGCACAAGTGCAAAGGTTGGTATTAACGCTTTGCCGAATTTTGTTGGGTTAACAGTAAAAGGTACAGATACTCTTACATCTGCACTCAGTGTCATGGGGTCTATTGTAGCAACTGGTGACGTTGTTGTATTCTCAACTTCAGATATTAATTTGAAGAAGAATATAACACCAATTACAAGCGCTCTTGATAAAGTTTGCTCTCTCCGGGGAGTTACATTTGATTGGAACTGCTCTCACCGATCCGGCCGCGATGCAGGTGTTATTGCTCAAGATGTTGAAAAAGTCCTACCGGAGATAATTAGCATTAGGGGTGATGGGTCAAAAGCTGTCAACTACGATGGGTTGATTCCGCTTCTTGTTGAAGCAATTAAAGAACTCAACAACAAGATAAAGTAACATGCCAATAGCACTTTCAGGAAATCTAGTAATGCCGCAGCTGGATTCCGGTTTTGTTATCAATGAATACTCCATTGGTGCCAAGGCTCGAGATAGGAATAACATGACTGTGAGCGCAACGAGCGCTATTAATGTTATTCAGCCAGCAAATGCAAGTACGTTTCCCTCTATTCTTTCTTCAACTGCTCAGACGAGCGTTTCTGCAATTGTTGACAAGTATCGCACATACGCATCTGGTACGGCTCTATTTGCCGGTGGCAACACAACAAATTACGGGTTGGGGTCACTTATTGGTGCTCAAGTTCTATCATTTTCTATTTCTGCATACGGTGAGACGTATAACAAGTATCATACCAACAACGATGGAAGCATTCGAATTTCTTTTAATGGTGATACAGTTGAGCGAACACCGAATAACTGGCAGTCTGCAAGTGGGCTAAAACAAATTAGCTTACTTGTCACTGTAAAGGGATACGGGACGACTGTAGTTGATTCGTATACTACCGCAGAAAATGGGTACATTATAGCAAGCAATCTACGGGCGCCATACTCTCTTGATGTAACGGTTGTTGATTTATCAACCCGGTTGGTAATGGTTACAACGGTTGCTCAAAATTATGTCAACCCAACCCCTGCAGTAAAGAAGTATCAGCGGGTACCTTACAGGTTGAAGCTTGATTCAGGTGCATGGGGTACCGATGGTGGTACGACATATTACACTTGATAACCTCCTTATTGTAACTAAAATTGACGTATGTCGATGGTTATGTTCCTTAAAGGGCTGCTCTCGCATCCTAATAAAGTTGTTAAGTTTGAGCAGGTACGAGACAGTGCACGGACATCTCATTATGTTTCCGGTACACCTAATTTCTGCACGGACTTGATCACCCAAGAAAGTTTTATACCAGATCAGATTTCCGTTATCTCGTATGTCCAGGAGCGAGAAGATAATTTTGCACCTGAGTTAGATCTCATTCAAAAATACAAGCTAGCGCATCCGGACACATATACCCAGATACATCTTCCACGTATCGTGGAAGATGTTGCAAATATTGCGATTGTTGATCGCTGTCGGTTATTTCACTATTACGATTTTGACAAGGTTAAGAGCCTCGACCCATCATTTGTTAAGTGGGCTGCTAAGATATGGATTGATGAAATGGGCAAGCGGGGCGAGGAGGTGCGTACTATTCTCGATCTTGATCGAAGAGAGTTTATGTCAACGGGTAACAACGAAGGGATTGCTGAAGTTGATAGCATTCTCAATGTTATCGAGACAGAACTCGATGCTGCTATTGCACACTCAGAATCTGCTACAACTTACGCAGATCTTATTAAAGTTTGGCCGTCTGTTCTCTTACCTCGCCCTAGGGGAATATGAACACGATTTGCTTTGTCACCACCTGCAGCAAAAACCGGCGGCAAGCTATACTTGCGCAACGGCATCTTGAAAGACAGGGAATTAATTATTGCTTTGTATACGGACATGCACCGGTAAATCCGGTTGATCCGTTTGTAATTTTTCAGAACTGCCCGGAAAGCTACGCTCAGCTCGCATACAAAACCTACAACATTATCAAATACTTCATTGAAGAAACCGATAATGATTACATGTTTAAAATCGACGAGGATACGTTCACTGATTTCCGAGCGTTACCGGAGCAGGTATACCGTTACGATTACGGCGGCACTATTAACTATTACGAGGTTCGGAAGGGTAATAAAGTCCCCTGGCGCAATTTTAAGCTTACTGAGTATAGCACTGACAAGTCGTATTTCAATCTCCCAAACGTGAGCACAGCAGACTATGCTACTGGTGGGTTCTATTTTTTGAGTCGAAAGGCTGCAGAACACATTCTTTCTTTTCCTGAAGAGGGGTTTATTAATACCCCCGAGACATATACAAGCGAAGATGTCAAGGTTGGTACGCTTATTGCTACCAACAAGGATCTTAAGGTTCTTGACATGACTGTAAAGAGCAGTCTAAATCTCGAGATTTCAACCGGGTACAGCAGCGTGCACCCGACAAATCCTTTTATTTTTCCAAAACTTTACAATTGCAAAACAATTGATGAGCGTCATACTCTTCTTGAACAGTACGATTTTTTAAATACGTACCATAAAATTAATGATCACATCGAATTTACTTGATGCACGGTCTCAGTTGCATGTTGTGATAGTGCCTCATCCCGACGATGAAGTACTGGGATTTGG